CGGGTTTAACCCAAAAAGAAATAGAACCAGTAGAACTTGAGCTTATTGTAGAAATAACACTACTAATATTAATTCTTTCTGAACTTGCACCATCTAACCTCATACTGTAATTATTAGCAATACCAGCCAAAGCAATATCTACAGATTGAGTAGATGTATTTGGACAAACACTTGAACCGCTTGACGTAGTATTATAAGTAATAGTATGACTTGCAACTGTAGAAGCACTTAAATCTATTTCACCAGTAGTAGAGTTAATTACTAAACCAGTTGTTCCGCTAAACGTTCCACCTGTTAAACCTGTTATAGTTGGTGTTGGATCTGCATCTGTTGGTTCGTAACTACTCGCGGAATAAGCAAAAGCAGCATTATCTAAATCATTAATTGTTAAACTAAAAGTAGCAGTTGCTGCATCTGTATCTGTATAAGTAATTACATAAGTTGCTCCAGCGGTAGAAGCATCTAAATCAACTTCACCTGTAGTTGTACTAATAAAAACTAAACCAGCAGTTGAACTAAAAGTTCCAGCACCAGCGTTGTTTTGTACTGTTGGTGTAGGATCAGAAGCGTCAGAACAAAATGCGCTTAATGAATAAGTAATAGATACAGAAGCAACGCCAACAATATCTGTTTGACCAGCCCAACTTTCCTTCTGAGATTTACCCCAGTCATTAGTTGCACTACCAGCAGCTTGCCCCCAACCTATGTTATTATTTACCGAACCTTTACCCCAAGTATCACTCATAGTTTTTTTATTTTAAAGTACCCAAGTTTGATTTTCTGCAACGTCATCTGGATACATATCCGCTTGTGTATTGCTGTAATATTCTGGGAAGTTAGAAGGCGCTACTCCACTCTGCATATAATCAATAAATCTTCTTGTATAAAATTGTGCTGTGCTTTCTGACTTTTGTATTAAGTAGTCAACGTGTTCTTTTGTTAATGCTGTACTGTTTTCAGGATTCTTTGTATATATACCACCGTTTGCAATATTAACACCAGCATAAGGTAAATACTCAACCATGCTCCAATGTAGTAGCATTGGTTTAATATAGTCATTTAGTAAACTTAAATAAGGATCAACTAAACTACTACCAACTATGTCAGCTTGTATTTTATTATATAAATCAGTACCAAGATAATTTTGTATGTGAACGTCTTGCGCTTGGTTAATGTAAGGCAAGATCTTGTCATTGTCAATGTTGCCATTAGCAGCAGTAAATACTGATATGTCGTGTCTTGTTACAAATAGTGCCTTGCTCATTTCTTTTTCTTTTTAGGTGCTACATAACTTGGGTGGTGTCCATTCTTTGGCATATTAACAGGAGCTTTTACAGATTGTTTTTTACCTCTTGGTCTTGGTTCATAACTTTTAGGAATTGAACTTACTTTTTTATGATCTGAAATACTATCGCTCTCAATACCTTCATTTATTAAAGGTTGCTTTAATTTATACAATACTTGTTGCCATTTGTGTCGGCAATAAACACCGCCTTTAAATTTAAACAAATCGTAGTTCTCTAAATTGTGTCTTGGTAATTTAGCAGCTGCAAAGCTCATTGTCCTACTCGCTTTGTCAATATCTTCTAATCTGTAAACTATACCAGCTTTGCTTCTGTTCATCATTTCAATACAAAAGTCTCTGGACTTATTAGTTTTTTTATTTTTACCCTTTCCGCTCGTCTTGTATTTTTTTCTTGATCCTACTTGGTATTTGTATCTTACCTTGTAAAAAGATTTATCTAAAACAGAAAAGCCATCTTCTTTGCTTTTTATAGTATCACTAAGTTGAATCATATCAGTTGCCCAATCTTCAACACTTTCGTTTTCTTCGTCTACATCTCTAATATCAACTATCTCAAATTGCTCTGAATCCATTACCTCGCCGTTAAGCTCGTTTAATGCTTCTTGTAGTAGTTCTTTATCTTCTTGCGAAGAAAAGCTCTTAGAAGCCATCATTTCGAGTTCTGCGGTGTTTTCTTCTTCTTCTTTAATGCCAGTTTGTTCTTCAACAGCTTCTTCGCCTTCAACGTTCTCTAAATCCATAAACTCAAGTGGTTCAATAGTTTTAAAGTAAAGGTTTAAACTAATGTCATTAACAGCTAATATTGTGTCTAAGCAATCAATCAAAAGGTTTTGATATGGTTGTATTACCACGTTGTTAAAAAGCCTTGATGCGTTTTCTATTTCGTCAGCATTACTTGAGAAACCATTAGCAGAAGATAAGCCAAGTAATAATGGCGAAGTAACTCTGTGAGTTAACATAATCTTTTTAGAACACTCCTCACTTAAAAAAGAATAATGATTAGGTGCATCATTTAATGGTATGTCCTCAACAGTCGTTTTACTTTCTGCATTATTATTAAATGCTACAATTACTTTCTCGCCATAACTTCCTGTAAGTTTAGACATTACGTCATTCTTAATAGCAAGTTGTTTCTCTCTATCTGGAACACCATTGTTAAAGTTGACAACCTTAGTACCACTAAAACCATTTTGAGTATCGTTAATTAAATAACAAGCAATTTCATTTTCAAGCGTTGCGTAAGCTGTATTGTAGTCAGCTGGTGAATAGTAGTAGAAACCTGTGACATATCTTTTAATGATATAAATTTCATTTTGTCCACCACTACCAAAAACAGGAAACTTTTTTAGTTTAGTATTTCTTTGAACCTTAGACCAATCAGCAGAATAAAAATAGTTTTTTATTTCGCCTTTGTCATTCATCTTTTCAGCTCTTAACGTTTCTCTTGGGAAATGTGTTATTGCTGATATTTTATTACCATTGTAAGTAATTTGAAAAGCAGCTTCTCCTAATAACTTAAGATCTTGGCAAACATTTCTTAAATCGTGAGGTTTAACTAAACTCATCATTTGAGCATACTGGTCAGGCTTCTCAGATGAATCAGTAGCGTCTAATCCTTTGCCGTATATCTGGTTAACTATTCCGTTAATAACCGCATTGTTTGTAGTGCTATCCATATAAGCATCAATCAAACATTGATAATAGTCGTTGTTATCTCCTATTGAGACGTAGTTTCTATTACGTTCTTCTGTAATAGTAGGTCGTTCGTATTGATTAAGTTGTATTAAGTGTAAGTTATCCATAATGTACAAATTGATTGTCTCCTGTGCTTTGTTCTATATAAACACCGTTTGAAATTTCATAGTCTGAAAGTGTTTGGTCAGAACAATACATCTTGTCTTTAAAAATTATTGCGTTGTCTGTTGTATTGGTGATTGTAATAGTATAGTAATTATTTTCAACTAATGCTTGAGTAGTTGAATACTGATAATAGTAATCCAGTTCAGAAAATGTTGCTGCATCGTCTGTTAATATAACTTTATTTTGAGCCTCTGACTTTATCACTAATTTATAAGTTTTAGTACCAGTTATTGTTTCTCTTGGTATAAAGTTAATAATTCGTGTGCCACTTGTAGTTAATATTTGCATATTTTTAAATAAAAAAAGGGGAGGCTAATCACTTCCTCCCCTCCAATCAAACTATATATTATGAATCACACAATTATATTAATCGCGTCTTTTTTTAACTATTAGTTCCTAAAACTATTGTTGCTCCTGTAGCAGCAGTTGCAAAAGGATCTCCAGCAACAGCTCCAGCAATAAAGTTAGATGGTTCAAGCTCTTGCCCTGATAGAGTCAAGCTGTAACCACTCATGTCGCCGAAAGCAGTGCCAGTAGCAATTGTGCCGCCTGTAACATCCATTCCATGCTCTAAGCCAGCTAACATACAATTACCATTTCTGTCCTCAACAACAATGTGAGGTCTTCCGTAAGCCATAAGTTTTAGTTCTTTATTGTCTTCTTTAGACAACTTAGGTAAAGTTAAAGTTAATGTTTCTTCAAAGAATGTCGTTCCATTCTCTCTACTTGAGGTAATAGCAGTTTCTAAACTGTTAGTTCCTTTTAAATCGTATTGAAAAGCGTTAAAAGTTCCAGCAAGTACAGTAATTTCATCGTCAACCTTAGTTACAGCTCCTAAGTCTCCATAGTCAATGAAGTAAACTCTAACTATGCCGCCAATTACGTCTTTGCAGGGTACTTTTCTACCTTGTGTTAAATCGCAAGCCATTTGTTATTAATTTTAAATTAAGGGAGCATTACAGCCCCCTTGTTATTTTTTTATTTCTTAAACGTGATAAAGAACAATGTCAGAACCAATTCCGTACTGTACACCAGCGGTGTATCTCATCACAACTCTTACATTTTGTGATCCGTCGATGTCAGCCATGTCTATCAATTTCA